GGTTGAGTTGGCATTAGCCACACAGATTCCAATGAGTGAGTGGGTTGATTCGGATGACATTCTAACAGCGATCGAAGTATTGGAGCAGAGGTATGGCAAGTGAAACAATCGCCTACAATAAAAAAGATCTGCGCGATATTTACAAAGCTTTCAAACTTATGGACGACCAAGCTACTGATGAAGCACGCCGTCAATCTGCTGCTCTGGCGTATTTTGCATCAGAGGAAATTAAACAGTCAGCTGCAACTAGAACAAAGGCTGGCAAGGTTGCGCAAAGAGTCGCGGATGGCGTTAGCATCTCTAAATCAAGTAAGATTGGCGAATTCAGTTACGGCTTCGCAAGACAAAAGTTTTCAGGTGGTGCTACTACACAAACCCTATGGGGTGGTGTTGAGTTTGGTTCAAATAAATTCAAACAGTTCCCTACATATTCTGGACGGCAAGGTCGTGGATCTCGCGGATGGTTCATTTATCCAACCCTTCGCAGAATTCAGCCTGAATTGATAAACAAGTGGGAAGAAAGTTTTACTCGCATTATTAAGGAATGGGTCTAATGGCTACCGGTAATCGCACATTAAAGTTATCAATCCTTGCTGATGTTGATGACTTAAAAAAGAAGTTAGGCGAAGCTGATAAGGCCGTTGAAACTAACTCAAGCAGAATTGCAGATTTTGGAAAAAAGGCTGCTGCTGCTTTTGCTATAGCTGCTGCTGCTGCCGTTGCCTATGCTGGTAAATTAGCCATAGATGGGGTCAAGAGTGCGATAGAGGATGAGCAGGCACAGTTAAGGTTAGCCAATGCCCTAAGACAGGCCACAGGGGCAACTGATGCCCAAATAGCGGCAACTGAGAGCATGATCTTACAAACATCTTTAGCAACAGGCGTTGCAGATGATCAGTTAAGACCAGCGTTACAGAGATTAGCGGTATCTACAAAATCAACTGAGGACGCTCAAAAATTATTAACCCTTGCTTTAGATATTAGTGCAGCATCAGGTAAAGACTTAGAAACTGTTGCCAATGCTTTAGGTCGTGCTCAAGATGGTAATCAAGCAGCACTTGGTAGATTAGGTCTTGGATTATCTAAGGCTGAACTTGCAACATTATCATTTACTGAGGTTCAACAAAAACTTGCTGATCTTTATGGTGGCGCAGCAGCTCTAAATGCTGAAACATTTCAAGGAAAGATCGATCGCTTAAAAGTAGGATTTGATGAAGCAAAAGAATCACTTGGCACAGCCTTACTTCCAACAGTTGAGCAGTTTATTACATTCTTAAATGAAACAGGTATTCCAAGTCTTAATGCCTTTATTGCAGGGTTGACTGGTGCGGGTGGATTAAATGAAGGATTTACTGAAACCCAAAGAAATGCAGAATCTTTTGGCAGAGCAATCGGAGTTGTGTCTGGGATCATCTCAGGATTTATTACATTCCTTCGAGAAGCAATTGGTTTAGTCGTATCATTAGCCAATGAATTAATTAGAGTTGTTAATATTATTCCGGGTGTCAATGTAGGCTCAATTCCAAACCCTGCTCCATCAGCTGCTAGATCATCATTACCATCAGTTCCAAAACCAAGTGGTGGTTATACAACAGGTCAAGGCGTTACGAATATAACTGTTAAAGCAATTGATAGCGAAAGTGCAGCAAGGGCTGTTACTAGGGCAATTAATGAAAGTGCTGCTAGATCTAATCCATACCTTTCACGCGCAGCTGTTAAGAAGTAGCCATGAGTGCATGGACACCAGATTGGAAATTGACTGTCGGTGGGGTTGACTATACTGACATAGCAATAAGCGATATTCAGCATGAGGCTGGTCGTGATGACATTTATTCACAGCCAAATCCATCTTATATTCAAATAACTTTAATTGCCTTAAATAATCAAACGCTACCTTTTGACATTAATGACAGTTTAGATTTACAGGTTAAAGATAGTTCAGCAACTTATGTAAACCTATTTGGTGGCGATATCACGGATGTAACTGTCGAGGTTGGTCAAACAGGTGCAACTGCCACAGTTATTCAATACACAATTATTGCTATGGGATCACTTGCCAGAATAGCCAGAGAAATTTGGAATGATAACATTTCTCAGGATGAGGATGGTAATCAAGTCTATGAAATACTTTCCAGCGTATTGCTTGGAACTTGGAATGATGTTCCAGCAGCTTCTCAATGGTCAACCTATAACGCAACAGAAACTTGGCTTCAAGCAGTTAATTTAGGATTAGGCGAAATAGATCAGCCCGGCCTTTACACAATGAGTTCACAATCAAATGTAACAGACACAATTTACAATGTGGTATCTGATATTGCCAATTCTGCTTTTGGTATTATTTATGAGGACAATTCAGGGAACATAGGTTATGCAGATGTAGACAACAGGCAAACTTATCTTTTAGCCAATGGTTATGTTGACCTAGATGCTGGTCATGCTTTAGGTAATGGCTTATCTACGGTTATGCGTTCAGGTGATGTTAGAAATGACATTTATCTTAATTATGGCAATAACTATAACTCACAGGAAACAGCTACAGATGCCGCTTCTATTGCCCTATATGGCTACAAAGCAGAAACCATTAACTCAAGAATTCATGGCTCAGCTGATGCTCAAGCAATTGCTGATCGTTATATCGCTCAAAGAGCTTATCCACTACCTAAGTTCCAATCCATTACTTTTCCAATAACTAACGCAGAGATCGACAACTCAGATCGAGATAATCTTTTGGGCGTATTTATGGGAATGCCAGTATTTCTTGATAACTTGCCAACTCAGATCTCAGGTGGATCTTTTGAGGGTTATGTCGAGGGCTGGTCATGGTCAACTAGGTTCAATGAACTTTTCTTGACAATTAATGTTTCACCAACCGCATTTAGCCAAGTGGCGATGCGTTGGAATACCACGCCAATAACAGAGGCTTGGAACACAATAGACCCAAGTTTGACTTGGGAGTACGCTACAATAGTCGCATAGGAAAAGGATAAAATGGCAACTACTACCAATTACAGCTGGAGCACTCCAGACGATACCGCGCTGGTCAAAGATGGTGCAGCAGCAATTCGCACACTTGGATCATCTGCTGACACAACAGTTAAAGCATTAAATCCGGGAACTACTGCTGGCGATATTGATTATTACACAACATCAACTGCAAAAGCTCGTATTGGAATTGGCACGGCTGGCCAAGTGCTTGCGGTTAATTCTGGTGCGACTGCTCCTGAGTGGATAACATCCTCAAGTGGTGGAATGACTTTATTATCAACAACAACTCTTTCAGGTGCAACTACTACTATTTCAGGAATTAGCGGTAGTTATAATGATTTACAAATTATTATTAAAGGCGTAACAGGAAGTAGCGAAAATAATCATTTGAGATTATCAATTAACAATAACGCTAATGCTTGGGAAATGCTTGGTTTACAAAATGCGACTACCAATTGGGATGCAACAATAAATCTAACAGGTGCGCAAAGTATGACTTATACAAATGCCGATAATTCTTTTTGTGTAAGATTGCATGATTACGCAAATAGTGCTAGATATAAACCAATGTCAATTTTTGGTGGTTTTAATGGTAGCGTAAGTGGCGACATACCTACAATGGGTGGCGGTTATTTCAAAAGCAATACAGCAATTACTTCCTTAGTTTTTACAATGCCGGGCAACACTTTTTCTACTGGAACAGTTCTACTTTACGGAGTGAAATAATGCCAAAAACAACAAGACCAATGGTAAGAATTCATAATATCGAATTAGATGAAATTATCGATAGAGAAATGAATGATGCAGAATTTGCTCAATATGAAATTGACAAAGCAAATGCCGAAACTGCAAAAGCCGAAGCCGAAGCAAAAGAATTAGCACGCCAAGCAATCTTGGATCGATTAGGTTTAACTGCTGATGAAGCAAAATTGATTCTTGGCTAATGAAGCCTTACCTATCCAAAGCTGCTGACACTTTACGCGATCAAGTAAATGATACTTTCGTGGATCGCAGCAGGAAGGCTGATGGATGGATCGGTGATCTTAAGCATCAATCAAGGAAGTCCGACCATAACCCAAGATCATCAGGTGAAGTATGCGCGATCGATATTGACGCTGGCTTATCTGACGAACAAGGGATTAGTCATGCTTTGGCAGATCAACTTCGACTCACAGCAAAAAAAGATAAGCGTATTTCTTACATAATCCACGCTGGTAAAATATGTTCAGGTAAGTCGCTTTGGCGTTGGGTTAAGTATCGGGGCATTAATCCACACCATAAGCACATCCATATAAGTTTTAAGCCAGATCAAAATGGCGACAAGTTCGACATCCCACTACTGAAAGGCAATTAATGAAACTAACTAAAAAACACAAAGCAGCAATTAAGTCATATTTGAGAGCTGTAGCAGCTAGTGGAATAACAGTTGCCTTAGCAATCGTGGCTGACATTCATCCAGCCTATGCAACATTACTTGGTGCGTTAGTTGCGCCTATTGTTAAAGCAGTTGATCCAAAATCGGGGAGTGAAGCGGATTATGGTCTTAGCGAAAAATGACACCGAACGAATGGGTCGCTTTTGGCGTTGGCGTTTGCAGTATCGCAACCGCTTTATTACTGGCTCTACGATGGGTTATTAAAAGTTTCTTAAGCGAACTTAAACCAAATTCAGGCAGCTCAATCAAAGATGCCATTAACCGAATTGATGATAGAAGTTCACGACTTGAACAGCGTGTTGATGAACTGTTTATATTAATCAGTAAGCGATAATTTTGCTATGGCGAACACACGGAAACACACTAAACGCAAAAAAGTAAACCGGAGAGTAGTTCGCCACACTCCTGAGCCTTTAAGTAAATTAGAGGTTTTCTATATTGCCAAACATGAAATGTTTAGAGCTGCACGAAAGGCTGGATTTAGTGAGTCATGTGCGCTTTATCTAATGGATAATCCTGAGTCTATGCCTGACTGGATCGTGGGCGATAAAGGGATCATCCCAACTATTCCTACTCCCGATGAGGATGACGATTAAGCGATACTTGGTAATCTCGGATTTACAAATCCCATACCACCATGAAACAGCTGTAAAAAATGTAATTAAGTTAGCCCGTAAAGAAAAGTTTGATTCTGTTTTATGCGTTGGCGATGAAATCGATTTCCAAACAATTAGCCGTTGGGCTGAGAAAACACCACTTGCCTACCAACAAACATTAGATGATGATCGTAAGGCAACCCAAGATATTTTATGGGCTTTAACTGAGAATGCTAAGGAAGCTCATATTGTTAGATCAAATCACACAGATAGACTTTACAATACTTTATTAAAAGTGCCGGGTTTGATTAGTTTGCCTGAGCTGCAATACTCCAAGTTCATGGACTTTGATTCTTTAGGCATAACTTTTCACAAGTCATTTTATGAGTTTGAAAAGGGCTGGATCTTGGCTCATGGGGATGAAGGCAACTCAAATCCCAACGCTGGCGTTACGGCGTTAAACCTCGCTCGCAAGACGGGCAAGAGTTGCGTGATTGGGCATACTCACAAACTGGGTATGAGTGCCTATTCTGAGGGCATAGGAGGCCATTACAGGCCTTTATATGGCATCGAGGTAGGAAACCTTATGAATAAGGCAAAAGCCTCTTATACGCGAACTGTGGCCAATTGGCAGATGGGTATCGCTATCCTTGAATGGAATGGCAAAAACATGACTCCAACCCTTATTCCGATTAATAAAGATGGCTCATTTACAGCTTTAGGAAAGAGTTATGGGGCGTGAAACCGATTATCGGGATAGGACGATTGATGACCATATCGATGACTTT